TGCTAAGGGTGATTTAATTGCTGGTACTGGTGCAGACACCTTTGCACGCTTAGCAGTAGGCACAAACGGACACACACTTGTAGCGGATTCTGCCGAGGCAACTGGGCTTAAATGGGCTGCACCTAGCGGTGGTGGCAAAGTGTTGCAGGTTGTTTCAGCAGTTGCAACAACTCAGGTTAATATAGCAACCACAACTTATACAGATAGTGGAATTACTGCAACAATTACACCAAGTTCAACAAGTAGTAAAATTCTTATTATTGTTTCGGCTGGCTTAGAATTGTATAAGGCAGCCGTCAATCCTTATGCTGTAGCAAGACTTTTAAGAGATTCCACAGAAATTCAAGTTTATGATCCAGTTCTTGAGTTAAGAGCAGGTATGTCAGGTGGCGATAGCAGAATGATGTATTATCCATCATTAACTTATGTAGATTCTCCTGCTACGACATCAGCAAGAACTTACAAAATTCAAGGCAAATTAAATAGCACAGCCGATAGTCAAAGAATGAGATTTCAAAATGGCGACACAATGCCATCGCATATAACATTATTAGAAATAGGAGCATAAATATGGCTAAATCTTTTGAAGTATTACAAATGCTTTTTCCTAATGGTGGTTATGTTCAAGTTGGCGAAGAATATGAAGGCATCACTTTTATTGAAGCAGAACCAATCACTAAAGAACAATACGAAGCAGGTTTTGCTCAATACGATTCTTGGAAAACTGAGCAAGATGCTGCTAAAGCAACTGCTAAAGCAACAGCACAAGCAAAACTTGCAGCCCTCGGTTTAACTGTTGAGGATTTGACGGCTTTAGGCTTGTAATGAAGCCTTACCTATCTAAAGCAGCTGTTCAATTACGGGAGCAAATTGATGACAGTTTTGTTGAAAGATCCAGAAAATCGGATGGTTGGATTTCAGACGCAAGGCATCAAAAAGTAAAATCAGATCACAACGCTTTACCTTCGGGTGAAGTTTGTGCAATTGACATTACAGCTGATTTAGGTCAAGCCGAAGGCATATCTGCCTATCTTGCCGATCAAATACGCATTGCTGGCAAAACAGATAAGCGGATCAAATATGTTATTCACAATCATCATATTGCCAGCAAATTCTTGAATTGGCGTTGGCGTAAATACAAGGGCATCAATCCTCACACTAAGCACATCCACATCAGTTTCCACCCAAAACAAACTGGAGAGTTTTTTAACATCCCACTACTAGGAGGCAAAGCATGAAACTATCAAACAAACACAAGGCTGCAATTAAGTCTTATTTAAGAGCTGTGGCTGCTTCCGGTATTACTGTCCTGTTGGCAATTGTTGCTGACATCCGACCAGAGTTTGCAATCCTTGCTGGAGCATTGGTTGCACCTCTTGCTAAGGCACTTGATCCAAAGTCTGGCAAAGAAGCTGATTATGGACTTAATGCGAAATGACAGCCAACGAATGGGTTGGTATAGCCGTTGGCGTATCCGCCGTATCTACAAGTTTATTGCTGGGTCTGCGCTGGGTTATTAAATCCTACTTACAAGAATTGAAACCCAATTCTGGAAGTTCAATCAAGGATCAAATTACAAGACTTGAACAGCGTGTCGATGATCTGTTTGTTTTAATTAGTAAGCGATAATTTTAATTATGGCGAACACACGAAAACCTATCAAACGCAAAAAGATCAATCGTCGAGTCGTTCGCCAAACTCCTGAGCCATTAAGCAAGATTGATCAGCATTACTTGGCTTTGCACGAATGCTACAAAGCAGCTAGAAAAGCAGGATTTACGCCTGAACATGCTTTTTGGCTTATGACTGAACATAAGACTTTTCCTGATTGGGTCGTAGGCGATGGCGGGATCATTCCTTCCATAGATCCAACTGACGATGAGGATGACGATTAAGGTCAATCGTAGGTATCTTGTAACGCCTGACTTGCAGATTCCTCTGCATCACCCAAAGGCAGTTTCTAATCTGATTAAAATGGCAAGGCATGAGAAATTTGATTTTGTATTAAATGTTGGCGATGAAATGGATCTTGGTTCGCAAAGCCGTTGGGCAAAAGGGACAAAGTTAGAGTTTGCTGAAACCCTTGATGAGGAAAGAAAACTTGGTCAAGAAATACTTTACGATCTAGGCACGACCGATATCGTCAGATCGAATCACACAGATCGAATTTATCAAACCTTACTTAAAGGTGCGCCATCACTTATTGGATTACCCGAATTGGCTTATGACAAATTTATGGATTTCAGCAGCTTAGGGATCAGATTCCATAAAAGAGCCTATGAGTTTGAAAAGGGCTGGCACTTGGCTCATGGCGATGAAGGCAACATGTCTAAGCACGCCGGTATAACTGCCTTAAATCTTAGTAAAAAGTGGCATTCTAGCGTAGTTTGTGGGCATAGCCATAGGCAGGGTGCCGTCCGACACCAAACTGGCTTAAACGGGCGTTATTCAACGATTTGGGGCATAGAAGCCGGTCATCTCATGGATATGCGTAAGGCGACCTACCTAAAATATAACTCAGCCGACTGGAATATGGGCTTTACTGTGCTTAGTTTTGGCAATAAAGGACATCAAGTTGAGTTGATTCCAGTCAATCATGACGGATCATTCACCTATAATAGACGGACTTATGGGTCTTGAAACCGATTATCACGAACGCACGATTGATGACCATATCGATGATTTTGAGGATATTAGCGTTATCTAATCACACGAACGCTGTGGGTAAAGGGAGCAGTATGAAAATCAACGGAATCACCATTTTATGGTTCATGATAGCAACGGGCTTGTTAGCCTATGCAGTTAATCTATGGCAAACCGAAATTTACAATCGGGGCTATTGGCGTGGTCGTGCAACGGGTTGGGATATGCACCGCAGAATGATCACTATTAAGCAGCAGTCAGATGAAGTCTTTGATTATGACAAAAACTGAGCAGCTGTTTGATGAGGTCATTACTACAATCCAACAGCGTGGAAGTGTGTACGGACATCCTTACTATAACCACAAACGAATTGCAGGTCTTTGGTCTGCATATCTCGATTTCCCTATCACACCACACCAAGCTGCATTATGTATGGCACTCGTCAAGGTTTCTCGGCTTAGTGAAACCCCAGATCACGAGGACAGTATCAAGGACTTCATTGCCTATGGGTCTGTCTATAAAACCGTGCTCGATGCAGTCAAAGATGAAAACTGGGAGGATTAACAATGGCATTTAAATTAGATGATTATGAGGATGTGGCTACCTTAAACAAATGGTTTATCAGCAACTATCCAATGGGTCGATCAGATCTATCAGTCATAAGCCATGATCCTGAAAAGGGTTATATCTTGATTCAAGCAACAATTTGGCGAGATAGTAAAGACGCTGCTCCGGCAGTTTCCAATGTGGCATTTGGATCTAGGGAGACTTATATTCCGAACATGAAAAAGTTTTATGTTGAGGATACTGCGACAAGCGCATTAGGTAGAGCAATCATTTTACTTAAAGGCTCTGACAAAACTGCCACGAGAGATGACATGCAAAAGGTCGAAAGCCAACCCTCATTTAAGGAGAAGCTAGAAAGCCGGCAAAACATGTATGGCAAACCCGGATCTAAGTCAGCACAAATTGAAACGATCTTGAGAGATAGTTTTGCAGCTGATAAGAAAGAGCCTGAACCTGTTGCTTGGTCTGTTGGTGATGTTGTAGATCAGATTGGATCAGCAATACCTAACGAGCCACCTGCGTGCCAGCATGGGCATATATTGAAAGAAGGAATCTCTAAGGGAGGTAAGCCTTATTATGGTTATGTTTGTAAAGCAAAAGAATGTGAACCGAATTGGGCAACACTTACCGCTAATGGAAAATGGTATTTCAAAGGAGGTGAATAAATGGGTGAATTACAAATAATTGACGGCTCTGGCTTAACTGCCACCTTTACGGATGACGGAGTAAAAGTAGAGCCATCAATGGTTACTTGCGATCTATGCAACGATGACAGATTACTTCATGAAGGCGATCTGCTTCGGTGCTATTCCTGCCATGCAATA